CGTTGCAGAACGCTTCATTTGATACATGTTTTTAAATTAAGCGATTGTGACGCTATTGATTACAACTGGTGTAACCGGAACATCTTGTGTTTCCTACTCCCGCGAAGGAGCCCAATCGGCTGGATGCAAACAGCCGGGCCAGGGCGGGCGCGTGATGTCACTCGTAACGGATCACCGCGAACCAACCGCGAGGCCCGCGGGCCACGCCCTGCTCGACGATCCTGTAGCGGCCTCGCTGGGCATCGCGATAGAAACAGCACGACTCCACCGCCTGCTGCGCCGAGCTCGACGAGTAGCCCACGCCCTCGCGCCGGCCGTTCAGCACGCGGCAATGTGCGAGCCGTCCCGTGCGTGCGTTCGCCTCGGCCTGCTCCTGGGCCGTGATCGTGGTCGTCACCGTGAACGTCTGGTCGGCCTGGGCCAAGCCACCCAGCAACAGTGCCAGAGTCATTGCCACCATGAATCTTGCGGACATATCAGATCCCTCCTTGGAACCATCGAACCAGGGCAACGTGCCCACCGTCAGAACGGAATGTCGTCGGAACCAATCGCCGGGGCCGTCGCCTTGACCTTGGCGGCTGGCGTCCTGGCCGGACGCTTCGCGGCGGCCTCCTGCTCGAGCTCGACGATGGGCAGGAACTTCCAGACGTTCACGAACAACCGGCCGTTGTTGCCGGCCTTGTGGCGGATCTCTGCCCTGACGCGTCGGCCTGTCAGGTCATCCTTGTGCGTCTCCAGCCATTCCTGCGGAGACAACGCCAGAGCCCCCGCGAGCTGCGACACGACCACGCGTGCCCAGTTTTGGTCCTTCTTCAACGAGACTTTGACCCAGAAGAACTTGCGGTCTTCGTGGGCCAGCTCCAGCACGAGCTGCGTGGCGTCCTCGGCCACAGTCTTAATCTGCAGCTCGTGGACGCCTTCCGGCAGCTCCACTCGCTCGCTGCTCGGCGCCGCCTGCTGCGGCTCATCTACTGAAATGTTCCAGTCCATTGGTTTCCTTTCCTGTTGTTGTTTCTTCTTCCCTGCCCGCATTGATGTCCACGAGTCATGCCACGGCATTCACTGCCCCCTTCGGCTCAATCACGTCATGCCGACGCGACACAGCTTCGTGCAGCTCGCTGGCCTCCTCCTGGGACAACTGGCCCTCGGAGACAAGAGCGTCGATCCGGTCGGCAATCTTTCCGAGCGTCCGCACGCTGGCCGCCTGGCTGATGTGCGTGGCGATCCTGATGGCCAGCGGCTCCTCGACAGGCGAGCCGCCCCCTGTACCGCCGACCCGCTCTTCCGCAGCGTCAGCAGTTCTTGCAGGCGTCGGCGCCGACGCCACAGGGGACGGGAGCCCGTCCGAAAGCCAAGCAGCGAGCTGCTTGCCGAGATCCTCACCGGCCTCGCGGATGATCTGGTCCTTCAGCCACGCGGCCCGTGTCTTCGTGATGATCAGCTCGTGGTCCTGCGTGACGTCGCCGACCACCGTGAACTCGTACTCCAGGCCGTCACGCTGGACCGGCTGCAGGCCGACCTTGCGGACCTGCGTCCGGCCGTTGACCTGCTCGATCACGTGCTCCACCTTGCTGCGGAGCGTGCAGATCACGTGCAGCTTCGCCCCGAGAATGGCGTCGACGAGCTGGTTGTGCAGCGGTGTGGCGTCACGCCAGCCGGAGAAGCTGCCCCCCCCGGACCTTTTGGCGGCCTTGTCAACAAACTCAAGGATACCGCCCTTGCCGGCCCACGCGTGGCTCAGGCTGTCGATGATCAGGACGTCGTAGCCGGCGGCCTCCGCCTGGGCGATCGCCTGGATGAACTTCTCGGCTTCGTAGCTGTCGAGCTCGAGGACGTCGAAGTCGAGGCCGCGCTCGCCGGCGTAGAGGCTGGCCGAGCCGCGCTCGGTGTCGATCACCGCGATGCGGCCACCAATCCCGTTGCCAACCCGCAGGGCCGTCATTGTCTTGCCGCTGCCAGCCGGGCCGACAAGCCCGAGCCGCATCCACGCGTTAGCCTTTGTTGCCTTTTTGAAACTCATCTGCGTGTCCTTTCGCTCTTGGTGAGAAATGCCCGTTTCGCGTCATGCTGGCGGGCGGATAAATGCGTCCTTGCTGCTGCCGTCTCCGACGGCCATCCTTCCGGCCTGCGGTTCCACCGCCGGCCGGTCCTGTTTGGTCTGTCAGAACGGGAGTAAGTTCCCGGTGGGCCACGGCCGGGGGTCCACCTCCACGATGTCGTCGGTGGTCTCCACAAGCAGCAGGCCGTTGTGGTGGTCAGTGACGCGGCCGTTGTCGTAGGACGCGTCGCTCCAGCCCTTCAGGCGGAATGACACGTGGTCGCCGATAGCGAACGCGTCGGCGTGGCGTGGCGATCCGTAGGTGTCCTGCATTCCGGCAACTGCGGCGGCGTATTCGGCGTGATGTGCATCCATCGTGGGGGCTCCTTTTGGGTGATTTCCGACCAGTGAACAAACGAACAGTCAACGAGTCAAGGGGGTGGTTTTTTGTCGTCGTGAATTTTTTATTGCGTTGTGTTGGTAGCGTTAGATGGGCTACTGGATCAGACGGGAAAACGTGCCAATCAGCCAATCAATTCCGTGTGCAATTGTTTGGGCGGCCTGCGAGTCGCTGCCCAGCTCCTGGCCAAACCGAACCAGAGCCAGCGAGCAAATGATTCGGTCGATGTGCCGTTTCATCGGGGCGTCCTTGCCGTGAAGAATCCTTGGGGGAACAGTGTAGGGTATCGTTAGTTGGGTGTCAACCGCTTGAGCGAATTTTTCTAAAGGCTGTTTGCCGGCCTAGAAAACGCTACTTTTTGCGCTTGGCCGACTTCTTCCGCTTGGCCAGCGGCCGCTTCGCCATGTGCCGCTTGGCGGTCGCCCTGGTCGTGAGGTTGTCGCGGGCCTCGCGTGCGGCCTCAATCGGGATCAGCCAGACACGCTCGCCAAACCGCCTGCCGGTGAGCCTGCCGGTTCCAAGCAGCATCCTGATCCAGCCCTCGGTGCAGCCCATCAGCTCGACGGCTTCTCGCACCGTCAAGTATTCGCCGCCCTCGAGCTTCTGTGGGGACATCGCAACCATTCCAGGATACTAGCGGCGATCGCTACTTAGGACAACTTAGGAGGCTATCTGGACAACCTTGGTCTGTCTTTCACCACACGTTTTCTCAAAATTCCGCAGTAGGCGCATTTTGCCCACGGCCCGTAGCCTTGGTTCCAGCCGGGCCAGGTATGAGCGGAGGGCATGGGTATCCTGACAGTGTTCATGATCACCTGTACACTAGCGGTCGTGGTGGCAAAGGCATGGAATCGGCTGGCGACTTACGCCTGCTGATGTGTCGCAAGGATGCACCACGCCGAAGGTGCAAAATGAATCTGTCCAACCTGCTCGACCGCTACGCCGTCCTCAACAACCTGACCGACAAGACGATCACGCTGTATCAGGCGACCCTCGCCCGGTTCACCGAGTTCCTGCGGGCCGAATCCGGCAATCATGCCTACGTGCCTACAACGGCCGACCTCGACGACCTGGTTGTGTCCAAGTTTCTGCGGTGGCGGGCCAAGACGTCGTACCGCGGGAAGGTCGTGAAGCCGGCGTCGGTCCTCAAAGACAGGACGCAGCTCGTTGCCCTGTGGAACTTCGCTGCCAAGAAACGGCTGGCAGCAGAGTTCCCGGCGTTGGCGAAGATGCGAGTGTCCCAGCGCGTGCCTCGGGCCTACACGTCCGAAGACGTTGGGAAGCTCATCATCACGGCCCGGCGTCGCCCCAGAAACGTCGGCGGCAAGCCAGCAGCCTGGTGGTGGCCCACTCTGATCTACACGGCCTACTGCACGGCCGAGCGGATCTCGGCACTGCTGTCGCTTCGGTGGTCTGAGGTGGACCTCGAGCAGTGCCGCGTGACGTTCTTGGCCGACACTCGCAAAGGTCACACCCGCGACATCGTCCGCGAGATCACGCCCGACCTCGCCAAGATGATGCTGCCGTACAGGGGGCATCCCGACGAGCTGGTCTGGCACTGGGATCGTAGACGCAACTCGATCTGGACCTCGCTCCAGCTCCTTTGCGGCAGGGCAGGCGTGAACTACAGAGGCTTCCACGGCTTTCGCAAGGCAGCCGCAAGCTACACGGCACTGAAGCACGGGCGGGCGGCGGCCACGGCCCTGCTCGATCATTCCAATCCACGTCTGGCAGAGCTATATGTCGATCCGTCGATCTGCCCGCCAGAACGTACCAGCGTCGAGTCGCTGCCGGTCCTCGACTTGGCAGAGCCGGTCAACGCCGCAGGTCAGACCGCCCCGCCGCGTAGGCTTTGACGCTCCACGCGAGCTGGTCGAGCGTCCCTGAGTTGTCAACGACCAGGTCGCAGTCCCCAGCCGTCAGCGACTTGTCCGACACGTGCCCGCCTGGGCACGTGTTGGGCCGGTCGATCCACCAGACCTCGCCCCCCAGCTCGTCGCGGATGAACTGGGCCTCGTTGGCAAACCGGACGTCGCAGATGGCGATGGTGCGAAAGCCCAGCCGGGCAGCCTCGTCGATCCGCTGGCGAGCCCGCCAGACCCACAGGTCGTTTCGGACGAGCTCGCGGCCCCACTCTGTCCCCAGCGTCCGCAGCAGGTCGCGTGGGCTCTTGCCAACGGCCGCAGGCAGTTCTTTTGTCGCCCTCTCTCGCAGTATCTCCTCCGGCACGCCCAGCATGACGGCCAGCCCGGCGTAGAGCGGGTCGGCAAAACCCAGCACGGCGCCGCCGAGGGCTGCGGCCGCGGCGTTCTTTCCGCTGCCGGCGTGGCCGGCGAAGCCGATGACCATCGGCCGGGCCGGGCTCTTGAGCTGCTCAATCTCTTTGATCATCGCCTCACGCTCCCAGAGTAGCCGTCGCACGTCGGCCGCCAGCGATCCCGCGGAGCCTGCGTCCCAACATGCCATGTATCTGTTCGCACGTAAACGGGCGGCGTCGATGTATTCCTCTGGCAGACGCGGACGGCTCATGACGTCCGCACCTTGCCGGCCGCGATGCGGAAGTTTTCGACGTTAAACTCGCCGGCATCGTTGACCTGGACGACGGCCGCCCCGTGGTTCCACTTGTTGAGCGGCGCGTAGGCCGGTCTCAGATCGCACAGACAGCCGGTCGAGAAGCAGACCGTCTCGGCCCCCATCATGTCGGGCTCGCTGTGAATCGACGTCCTGTGGCCGTGGCCCTCCAGCACCGTGTGATGGAGCCGCATGTACGCACCGCGGGCCTGATTGACCGGGCTGGAGATCCCGTTGCCCTTCTCGTGGCCGTGCAGGATCGGGAGACCGCCGGCCATGATGATCCGCTTTTCGCTCACCAAGTCGATGCCGAGCTCGGTGAGGGCCAGCCAGTTGTCGAGGCCCATGATGGGCGACGTCGAGAGCTCGGGAGCGTGCTGCCAGAGCCACTTTTCCCACCGCTCTTCGTGGTTGCCGGCCTTCGCCACGATCTTGATGTCGGGGAACTCGCCGCGGAGCCACCGGAGGAGCTGCTGCACCTGCTCGAGCTCGGCCA